CAATTTTCAGGATCTTCTACAAAACCCGTGATGCTGGATAAGCCTGCATTGCGATCTAAAAATTGTGTCAATTGAGCGTCTGTAAAACGTTTTACATTTGTGGTTTGACCACTTGTTGATTTATACACTATTCTATAAGTCATTATTTTTCACCTTTTGTAACGTGTATAATTTCATACTTCATACCAAAGAATGCTCTAGGTGCTGTATTTGAACTGCCAATATCAGTGAAGCCTACTAGAGTAACATCTACGTTTGCGGCCACCATATCGTTTGCAACACCTGCATACGTTGTGGGATCTGTGCTGAACTTGTATGTTGCAACACTTTGTGGTGGGAAGTCAGTGATGTTTGTTGTGGTAATTTTCAGTGCTGTAGGTTGTGTTGTAACTGTGGTTGCATTTGCAAATTTTATGTTTGCTTCAACACCCCAACCTAAATCAAATGGCCCACTGATAGAACCACCCAATGTGCCATATCCACTTATACTGTAGTCACCTACTTCTGCACCTGTTAAATCATAATTATCTGTTGGTGCTACTGGCAAGAATGTTGTGCCACTTACTACACTTAAATTAGCCGCTGGTGCATCTTCCAATTGCACACCTGCAGTAAATGTTGCAACTGCTTCTTTTGCCACATAATTTTTTGGTTCTAGTGCGATGTTTGCAGTAACATTGCTTTGACTTGCAACACCTGTAATGCTGTCTTTACCACGTATGCTGAATTTTGCCAAGTTGAGATTTGCAGTTAAGAAATCATTACTGCCTAAGCCACTCAAAGGCACACCTAACACAGGTTTGTTGTTGGTATCAAAGTATTTTGTGCCATGCGGTGGTTTGAATGTATACACCGTGTTGTTGACTTCACCTGATGTGCTGACACCTTGTGGTTGTAATTCAATTTCCATGGTGTCATAAAAATTGTTATTTGGGAAATCATATTCAAATGAGATAAAAGGTCCCACTAGTGGACCAAATGGACCCAATGCAATAGGTTGCGAACCTGGAGGCAATTGACCTAAATCAAAACCTGTGCTGGGATCAACAATGTTTGCATTACCATCACCATCTGGATCTGCCACCAATGTGATGTTGCCATAATCAATCAAACCATTACCCCAGTAATTACTCCAACTAGGTATGCCACTAGCACCAGGTGCACCACGTTGTGTAACATCAGTGTGTGTATACACTGAATCATCGTATTCTAACAATATCAACTTCACAGTCAGCATGCCTACATCATCTTCTTGTTCAATGGTTCGCATACAACGGAACAATTTATCTGTGAATGCATATTCTGTGTTGGTCAATTTCACAATGTCACCCACATCAATTTGAATAGCACTGTAGTCTGCAGTGAGTTCTACCACAGTGCTTATTCTACTTTGACGCAGGTCAATGTTTGCTAGGTTTTCTACTCTGGCATTGTCATTAACTAAGTCATAACGTGTAACTAATCTGTTATCTGGTTCATTTGGGTTTCTATCACCACTAGGTGTTGTGACAAAAACTGTGTCTGTTTGATCTTTCTTGATCACAGCAGGATATTCACATTCTATTTCATTGTATAAACTGTATAGGTCTGTGCCTGATACATCTATGGCACCAATAACATTATCATCATTCAATACAAAAGCCGCTGACTTTTCAGCAGTGGTTGCGGCTCTGTTGGGGACTACGGCAAATTTACCTTGTTTTGGATTGTATGTGAAAAATGTTGCACAACTTTGTGACAACTTATCGATGTTTGATTTTGTATCAACATAAGTGCTTAACATGCCATCTATTTTCCAACGTTGATGCGTTGTGCTGACATTGCCACTGGTTGTGACTGGCACTAATGCAGTAGAATAATCATATAGGTCATTGAAACTGGTTAAATCTAAATCTGCACTGCTGAGTCCTGCACCATAACGTGAATTTTGCAGATAATCCAACATCACATTTGAAGGTTCGCTCAAACTGTTTGTGATATCAAATGTTATAGCATCTAGACCAGTGAGCTGATTCTCAGGGTCATAATCTAATTCAAATACAGCATAAACTAGATTTGCATAATTTGTTTGTGCTGTGATTGTGGGCAACAATGTGGTTGCACTCACACCACCTGTGGTAGGAAAGATTTGGTCGCCACTGCTGGTGCCACCTGCATACACTCTACAACGCATTTTACCTGCAACTTCATTAGAACCTGTTGCGTTAGGGTCAGTTACACTTTGCACAATGTGAGCACTGCCACCTGTGCCAAAGTTCAATTTCTGATCACCTCTGTAAATGTTTTGAATTGTGTATGAGCCCGAATCTGTTTCTTCACCAATAACCATCACATACACCATTGTGTTGTTTTGATTCTTGATTCCTGCATCCACAATGATTGCACCTGTGTGGTTTTGACCATAAAACACAGGTATTTTGTTATCTGTGCTGGGTGCTAACTGTATTTTTACACCTGGATCTTTTTGATTGCCTAAACTGGGTGCTTTGAACACACCTAATGCTTTTGCAGTAGCCATTGAAAGACCACCTGCAATCACACCTGCTACAAGTGTTCCTGCAAAACTCAATCCAACACCTGCTATGGTAGCAAATGTTCCTGTTAAGCCGATTGCTCCTGCGATTGCGGCACCGATTGCTGTGAATACTGCCATTAGTTCTGACCCTCAAATAAAAAATTACGCTCTATGGGTTGCCAACCACGTTTTTCTAAACCTAAATCTGGTGATTGATCCATCAGTGTAAGTGTGAAACCATCAATTACACCATTTGCACGTAATTTTTCTCCATATGTTACGTATTTTTTCAACAATTTGTAACCCAAACTGCTGAATCTGTGCGATTCTTCTACCCACCATGCTATCTCCCTTAATGTTTTTACTTCAGGCAACCATGGATCTGAATTTATCATGCCTATGATCATGCCTTGTAATTCTCCTTCAACTTCACCTACTAACACACAACCATTTTGTATGATATGGCAAAGCAATTTACGCACATACACATCATTGTATTGTGGATTGTGATGTGCTTGATAAGGAGATGAATTAGCAAAATTAATCATCATCTCCATAACTCTGTCAAAATCCTCTAAACCTGCACTTTTAATCTTCATGTTATCTTTCTTGTTGGAAATTTCTATTTGTTCTTCCGCGGCCTCCGCCTCCGCCTCCGCCGCCACCATAACCTGTGCCTCCTGTGAACTCTCTACCAAAGTCAAATCCCACGTTGTGTAGTTCTGGCACACGGTCAAATGTTTCATCACCTGGTTCAAATTTACGTCTATCAATAGGTGATGTTCTCTGTCCTGCTTCACGGTTTTCCAATATGGTGTTTATGCTGGCAACTTTTACTGCAATGCTTTTCACAATACTGCTGTCCAATATTGACACATCTTCTGATATAGAAAAGTTAGTGATCACACCTTTGAAACGTTGATACACATTACCACTATCAATTTCATAATCTTGACCTAAAAATGCACGACGTATGATCACTTCACCGCCTTTGATAGGTGCCGCCAACATGGTTTGCACATAGTCAGTATTACTAGGTATGCCACTGAGTGCTATGGTGACATCACCATTTGTGGTTTTGATATCTTCTTGAAATTGTCCTACCTGTAAAAAGGCACCACACTCTGTGTAACTGTTAGAATTATAACTCAATGCTTTATAAGCATTGCTTATATAATACGTTGTGTTGTCTAACGTTAAGTCTATAAGCAAACAATGTCTTATGTTGTTTTCTGTTACAGGAGTAATGGTTGTTGCCATTATGAATCCTCTTTTCTGATGTTTTCAACCAATTCAAAATCACTGTTGAATAACAGTCTATCATGTGGCACAATGCTGTAAGTGGGTTTGGTGATCATTTTAACACGAAATGTCACATTGCTACCTACACCAAAACCTTTGTTGGTAAATGAATAACTATCTTGTGGTATAACTGTTCTATGCACAGGCACATTGAGATCACTAGTTTGACTAAATGGCACATCTTCTGTGACAGTGTAAACATATCTATATCCTGCACCTGGTTGTATGTAATCACCTTTCTTAAACATGTAACTGTAACTGCTAAACAGTGTTGCGTTTGTGTTTACGTGAATGTTTGCACCATCTGAACCTGTTTGTGAGTCTAACAAGCATCTTGCAATTTCTGCATCTGGCACGTCACCTTGGTAACTGGTTATGTAACTCAAATTGGTATTGGTTGTGCCAAAGTCAATATCACTTTCTTCTGTGATATCTATTCTGTCTATTTCTTCAGCCAAAGCACGGTTTGTGCTGTATTGCAAACCTTCATGCATGCCTACTGTGAATTTGTATGGCACAGCACTGGCTAATTCTGCAGTAAGCAATCTACCACTACGACTGACTGTTTGCCCAGTAACCTTTTTTCTGTCTATGGTAATGAATGTTGCGTTATCGATAATTGTTTGTAAACTGCTCATTATGACGGTTGCCTCCTAGCAC